GTGTCTAATGCAAGTTCAGTAGCTTGTTCGTCAGTAAACTTTCGAGAACCGTCTTCGTTTGTAGCAGCAATTGCATTAGCATAAGTTTCATCAAAAGACCCTGCAGCAGTACCTCCAAAAGCTTCAGCCATATCAATTGATAAAGCCGATCCAACTTTTACTCCTGTAACTTTTGCAGCTACTTTTGATGTATATGCTGCACCACCGCGCAATAACGCAGCTTTTGCAACATTACCTACACCGCCAGACACTATAAAAATAGGAATTTCTTGTAAAATTTCACCTGCTACGTTTTCTGCTAAAAATTGCACAGGATGTTCTACTAAATTTCCAAATATAGCTGCAGTTTTTAAATATGCTTTTGTAGCAAGGTTAGGCTCCTGCCCCGGATTTTCTTTTCGCCATTCAACGTCGTAATTTTGAGACCGCGCTTGCATGTCTGTTGCGCCTGTTTTCCACTCTTCAGATTGTAAATCTCCGCTGATGGCAAGCAAATCTTTGGCAGCAGTTCCTACAGCATTGTTGGGGTTAGCCCCTGCTAATGTAGCAAGTCCTGATATAGCTTGTAACAGTTCACCACTATTACCAACTACCACACTAGCAGTATTACCAAAAGTTTTTTGTTGATCTTCTGGTGTTTCAGTTAAATACACATTCCTAACTTTGTTCCACGCATCCCAATACTTGTTACCTGTATTTGTGTCAAAAAGTCTGCCCTGTTCATCAGACATCCCGTCCAATGTGCCTGCAAGTAAGTTAGACATAGGCGGTAGTTTTTGTATACCAATAGAACCGTCTTCCGTATATGCAGTTAGTTTATCACCACTTAAATACGAAAACCCATCTGGCACTTCGGTAAATGCTAGGGGATTAAATACTGGGTTTATAGAGACATCTATAGCAGCGTTTACGTTGTTTACTAAGCTAGTCAGATCAGTATTTTTGCCTATTGCCTCTTGTTCATTAGTTGTTAGTTCCCACGACAACACCCCTTCGTCATTGACTAAGGTTACATTGCCGTTAAGCAAGTCTTCAACTTCAACGTCTATACCTAATTCTACGGTATCAAGAACGCGGTCCCCCACGCTAGCTTGATCAAGGGCCAAAGAAAATACGGCATTATCTACAGCTTCAATAGCTAAATAGTCAAAGGCCGCATCATTTACGCGATTATAAAAAGCGTTACCGGTATTAACTATATTAGAAGTTGAATAACCGTTTTCTTCTAAATAAGTTTTTACTTCTTCACCTGACATTCCTGTTGTGTCTACAAACTCATTAGAACCATCAGCGTTTAACGCGTCTAATTTTAAATATTCTCCATCAATAAATACTGCATATTCGTCAATAGAAGTTGGTTTAAAATTTGCATTTTTAAGCGCGGTAGTTAGTGCAGGAGTTATAGAAATTGCTCCCGTTTCTGGTATGGCGTTCCTTACCATAGTATCTGCAAAACGTTCGGTGTCTAACCCAACAAGGTCTGCTACACTTTTTATTTCTTGGTTTGCGTACGCAAGATACATTGATATTTGACTTGGTTTTAATGCTTCAAGCGGTATTCCTCTTGTGGCTAGAGCACTTTTTACAGTAGACAGTCGAATTGCGTCTAATGTAGCCTCATTTTCGCTGCCGTTTGTTGGGCCGTTTTGCCCAGCTTCAAGATAGTGTGTATATACGTCTGCGTCATCGTCAAGTCCGTGAAAGGCTTTATAGTCTTGCGAACTAAAGGTAGGAACCATAGCTTCTACTGCAGCTTGAATGGCGTCGGCATCCATTTTTATTTGTACCGCGTCTAAATCTTCATAATCAGTTTGCAGGTATTGTAAGACATCTTCGTATTCTTTATACAATCCTGTGGCCGCAGTTTTTGTACCATCTTCGTTTGTAACAGATGGAACACCTAATACTTCTGCAGCCTCCAAATAAGTTCTAACAAGAGGATGATCTTGAGATACAAATTGCGAGTAATATGTTAACCCTGTGTTAAGGTTTATTATCTCTTGGTTTAACGCGTTTACAACATCTGCATTTGCTTGTGTTTTATTAGCTTCAAACACTGCAAGAGCAGCATCTCGTTCCTCTACTAATGGCCCAGCGCGCTCGACATGAGCCTGATACGTTTGATAACCAGCAGAGTTTAAAAGCAAATTTTTAGCTGCAGCAAACGCTATGTTAGCATTGTTTAAAGCTGTAGCGGCTTCTACTGAAGCGTCATAGTTACCAGTAATATTGTCTAACGCGCTGTTTAGAGGATCAGTAAGTAAATCTTCTACGTATTCATACGCATTTTTAGCTAGTCCATCTTTACCAAAAAAAGTTTCTCCTGTTAATTCAGGATTACCTTGTTTTGCAACATCCCATGCAGCAGAAGTGGCATCTGTTATTACTTTTAATTGTGGTTCAGTAAGGTATTCTCCTGTTGCAGTTTTAAAATTGTCTGCAACACCCTGCATATGTTCTGCTACTAAAGTATACTTATCTACAACACCGCTTATAAATCCTTCGTCATCTATATAATCTTGAACAAAGTCAGTACTTCCAATAGCATTAAAAATTTCGCTTGTAGAGGCGTTTAACATAGCACTAGACACATCTTGTCCAGTAATTTCGGCAACAATACCTGCTTTTAGAGCGTCTTTTACGCCGTTAGACAAATCATTTATAGACTCTAGGTTAGAATTTGATGTAAAAAAGCCAGAATTTTCTAACTCCTGCCCAACGTTACCCATAATTTCGTCGGCAGCGTTAGATATGCCCAATTCTCTATTTGCGTATTCAACCGTTTCGTCTATTGCACCACTTGCACCGACTACGGCTGCAGAAGTTAAAAAGGCATTAGCTGCAGCATTTAAATCTCCTGTCTGTACAAATACTTTTGATCCGCTTTCTACGCCCTTAGTGACTGCCGTGGCTACTGTTTGGGCTAATCGTGGATTGCTAAATGTAGATGTAGCAGCTGTGTCTACTGTAGGCCCAACATATGACCCAACTTTTGCTCCAACAAAATTAGCAGCGCCTGCTACTACCGCATCTTTTATCGCGTCTTCAAGGCTCCCGCCGTCAGCAAGAGTTTGTGTCCCGCTGCCTGCACCTACGAGCAACGCCCCCTGCGTTACAGTAAGACTACCTCCCGCAGTTAAAATTGCTGCAGTTATAGTAGCAATAGCTTCAATAGGATTGTCTAAAGCGTAATCAACTATGTCGCCAACCGCTGTAACAACAGGGTCAATAACTTCATCTACAGCGAAATCAATAATGTCCTGTCCTAAGTCTAAAATAGGTTCAAGGACTTCCTCTTTAATTTTTCTAACAAGGTAACTCATTGTTCACGATCCTTTACTTTAGGGGTAAATCGAACGTAAAGCCTGTAGTAACTTTTGTCTTTATTCGCACCTAGAAACGCCTCCATACCTAACTTGTTGAGTTGTTTTATTAATTCGTTAGCAAGATCAATTATTTTTGGTGGGTTTGGCGTAATATCTGTGGTGAAATGAGTCATACCTTTTTGTTTAAGTTTTTTCATATACTCAACAGTATTTTTTAAGTAATTAGCGCCAGTATCTAGGTTATTACCATACACATGTATATGCGTTTTAAGTTTTCCTTTGCCAACATTGCCAATATATACTGTGTTACCTATGTGTGTTACTTCGGTTCCGGGCATTGCTATTTGTTGCATTACAGCAGCCATTTTTACCTGCAGAGGTAACTTGTCCATATCTGAGCTTGTATTAGCTTGATCTACCGCCCTCATAAGTATTTCGGGAGCAGACAATTTAGTTTTATTGCTGTCAACAACGGTGTAACGTTTCAAATTAAGTTACCTCCAAGACACTAGCTACAACGTGTAGCCTACCACCATTCTGCGCATTAAGTATTATGGCGTCTCCTGATTCTACGACTAACGGAGCGGTTAATAATTGCGTGGTAGTCCCTGCGCTAAACGTCTTTCCAAAAAACATCGGGTGTGGTGTATTACTTACTCGTATAGAAACTGTCATATCATCGTCTGCAACGTTGTCATTACACACAAGGATGGAATTAAATATTGCTGTAGTTCCTATAGGCGTAGTATACAACGTCCGATCGACGGTTGTAGATACGTTATCAACTACAGTTTTATATACATTAGCCATTAGCTAAAAAACCACACTTGCGCTTCAGCTTCATTTTTTGCCGACACGTCTCGTAACGCGTTGTCTACTTGGTTAAAGTACAAACGCAATACTCTATTAAATTCTTCTAGGCTTGCCGCACTGTATTCTGTAGGAGGATATGGAAGGGCGGGAGATTTAAACCCAACAATAAATTCATTGTTAGCCATTACCGTCTCCCGTCTGGACGTACATCTATACGAGGTGCGCCTAACTGCCACGTTACGCCTGCATCTGTAGAAGCTACAGTAAACGACATCTGTCGTCCTCTTACTCGTGTATTAACTTGTCCTGTAAATTGTTCAATAGGCACGGTGGCTGTACGTACTACCGAACCAGTGTTAGACCCGCCTACAGATGCAGGATTGTTGTATCCTGATCCTGAGTTGTTTAACGGTGTTAATGTCATAGTAGCAGCAGGCGCTGCAGCGGTAGACCCGTCGAAAGTAAGGTCTGGCATTACGCGGTAGACAAAAGAAAACCTGTCTCCATCCTCAATATCAAACTCTGCAGATGATATTGTAGCGGCAATAGGAGTGTTTGTACCTAACTCGTTATTATCTATGCCTTCTTCGTGATTGACCAAATTGTTGCTATATGTAGCGGCTAGTGGAAAATCTCGTAATCCTGAATCTAGCCATGCAGTACGAGCTAGGTTTCCATGATACCATGTGTCTTCTATGTAGTTGTATATGACATATTTATCTAAAGAATTAGTGTTTGCTGAACAATAGAACCACCATATTTCGTGAAAACCCTCGTTCGTACCGGCAAAGACTTGTTCATATTGCAAGGAGTTAAAATCGTTAAAGACACTGCGTTTTACATCACACCGTAACGGCTGTGTGCGTCCGTCATATTTATAGAATTTATCTTTACCCATCCAATAAGAAACACCATTTGCAAAAGCCACAGCATTTTGAGAAGCAATAGATATGTTTTCACCTACTGTCTGCGCGCCCCACACGCCCGAATCAGCCCCAATAAACTGTAAAGAATACAAAGCAGCGTCGGTCCAGACCAAGACTTCCTGCCGTGATTGAATTGCCGCAACAATCTCGGTGCCAATAGACAAGGATAAACCGCCAGCTTGTGTTGTAGCCGAGGGAACCCAGTTTGCTGCATCTCCTTGGTCAGACCACCGCACTAACATTGGGTCAAATGTGGCTCCTAGATAAGGGTTAGCACCAAGACAAAACACAAACCTACTTACATCAGATACTAATATTCTGTTTGTTGTTGTAGGTACAGCACCCGCAGGGTTTAAGCTAGATAACAACACTGCACGATTAGTAAGCCCCGAAGAAGCATCCCAATAATACACGGCTCCACCGCGAGACGCGAGTATTAAGTCTTCTCCAAAGTTTGCCTGACTCCAAATACGTAACGGATACGAGGAAGAACCGCCAACCCCCCAGCTACCGGCACTCCAACTACCGCTTCCCCACCCAGTTAATGGGACAGACAATGTAGGGCCAACATTTATTTGGTATTTTGCGGTAACAGAACCTCCACCCGTAGCAACCGAGCTAGCGTTTTGAGAAAGTGTTATGGTGTACGTGTTACCCGCCGTGTACGTTATTTGATGTTCAGCGTTTAATACACTAGCAGCAATACCGCCTACATCTCCTGATCCTGAAAAAGTTACAAAATCTCCATTAATGTACCCGCCGTTTGCATCTGTAACAGTTACAATATTGGCGTTTGCCCCCGTTTGTGTAGTGAACGGATTGGTTAGTGTTACTGTAGCCCGAAGAGGGGTTATATCTGTATATGCGCCACCAGATTCAATATAAAATTTTAAATTAGTGCCAAGACCCACTAAATTTAACCCACCCAACGTAACCCAATTCCACAATGATCTACACACACCCTCAAAAGTAGCTACAGATATACGTGACCACCCCCCAATTTTTTCAGGAAACCCTTGTCTAAACCTAACTTTATCGCAATCATACCACCCACCTTCAGCAGAATAACGCGTCTTTTCTTGGTTTATTCCGGGGGTAAACTGAAGTTTTCTAAGCGGCATAAATCACCTATTGAGTAAGGTTAGACATACTGGGAAGCGGATCAACTTTTACTGTAACATCTTGGGGCATAAGTTCAAAGTGTGGCGCATCAATAAACGGTCTACGTCCCTGCGACCTTCTTGTGTCTATGTATGATGTCATAGCGTGTTCAGCAGTACCATCATAATCTCCAAAATCATCAATAGTCCATGCAGCGCCCCACCGTATTTTAACCCCTGCGGCTTCGGCACCTTCTTTCATAGCATCCGCTATTTCATCATATAGGTTTAACTCCCAACGACCGCCACCATCACAGTAAGCCATTAGGTCTACAGCATTGCCATCAATGTGCTTGCTTTTCATGGTTTGCGAAGCACCTTTTGCGACTAAAGCACGTTGCTCCTCTACTGTCCTCAATCCGCAAATGACCGAGAAGTCCTGTTTCGTAACGCCTATGGCGTACTTCACGACAGTTACCAGCCTTTCGTTTACACCTTCTAGCCTTGACAGGCTTCGTTTTCCTAATCTGTATCCCATAACTACTTCCTCGCATATTTAGATATTGCACGATTTCCAAACCAAAACGCTAAAACTGCACTCATCAATCCAGCCGTTTCCGCATCCCACATAAGTTCAACAGCCTGCATCCAATCACCACCAGCCTGTGTCACCTTCACCATAATCACAACCTTTGTGGCAATGAATAAAGCAAAAAACATATAAGTGATAACGGGGCGAACGGACCCACGCAGGGCGTTGATAAAACCTCCAGCATCAATAGAACTGTCATGTAAATACAACCCTTTTGTTTCTTCAATGTCAGCTTGTTTATCTAACTCAACCAGCTTCATCTCTGAACGTTTTTGCGCTAGTTCTGTTTCAAGGTGCATCATTTCCATACGATGTTTTTGCGCTTGATTCGCTTTAAAATAATTTAAAACTTCTGGCAGAAATGAACTGCCGAACCCTAGCAAACTACCTAATAGTGTTATCATTTTTCTGATCCTAACCATACGGCAAAGGCACCTGTCATAGCACCCGTTACGGTTGCGGTAAGTGCGGTTGCTTGCGTACTTACAACATCCTGTGGTAACGACATAAACCATTCAATAACACGAATATACATAACAGTCATCACTAACATCATTAGTCTAGGCATGATCCTCCACGCCAAGAACTTGTCCATTGTCATTAAAAACCTCCTTTCAAACCGTCCAATATCTCCGATAGACTAGGGCGTTTGTCTTTTTTCTCGTAAAGGCAACTAAACACCTTGGGACATTCGGAAAAACTTTTTGTAGGGTAGTGATAACCCAATCCACCATACCCTGCTGTAAACCTGTACACACAAACTTTTTGATCGTTTGCATCTGTAAACCTCTTCCACAGGTGACATTGCACATGAGTTGGATTAGCAACCCCCGCAAGTGTTACTGATAGTATTAACGCATTTATCACTGTGTAGCCAACATTATTAGATACACACCACCACCTAACATACACACTATACCCAAACTTAACCCACCTATAGCCATATTATTTTGTATTTGCCGTTTAGCTTCCATAGCACGATACACCGTTTCTTCACGCTCTGCGCGTATCTTACGACGCATACCTAACATCTCATCATAAGTTCCCAAACCAAACCTGTAGTCCAGCATGAACTTAATCTCTTTCTCTTTTTCCATTAAAGTTTTCTTACGGATTACGATGTCCATAGCTTCTTGTTCTATGTTGTCGGTTCCGTGCGTTTTTTTATCTAACCACGTTGGATTTTTACGTTGGGTTTCTGCCTTGCTTATATCTGCAACAGCGCAATACCATTGCCCAAGCTGTTTGCTAACGTCCTGCATTTCACGACCAGCGCCGACTAACATCTTCACGCCTTTAAACGCTGCGTTAGCTGCTGCAAATGCTGTTACAGGGTCAATCATAAACCTTTACCTTACTAGGATCGACTGACTTAGGCACACAATAAGCTGTACCGTAATCTCTTGTTTCGGGATACCCGAATCGCCTAACTAAGTGTTCGGCGTACCAATTACATATATCTAATCTTTTAAAATATAAGTCACTACTTATTGCCGCACGTTCTGCTCCTATGCCGATATATAGTATAAGAACAAAAACGTGTACCACATGCCTACCCCATACGACTAAGAATTGTTAACAGCATGATAATGGTTGCACCGCTTGTTGCTATAAGCACCGTCTCAAGCCGTTTGACGCGTGTAAATACTTCTTTAAACTGTATACGAACTTCAGTTTGTATAGCTGTCATATCCCGCTCCAATGCGCCTACACGATCCTCTAAATCCATACTTGTAACCCTATGCGTATACTGCGTTATTTGTAGTTAAATCCGCGTTCCACTGTAAGTTCTCTCCTGTTTTACCCGTAACTTGTACCTGCAACACTCCTGCAGCAGACAACCCCGCAGCTAATAACACAGGGTTGGTGTATGAACCTGCGTTAGATAAAGCTGTTATTGTCTGATATACAATTACACATACTCCGCTAGCCTCTCTGCGAACTAGCGACTTAACTTCCCATGCAGCGGTATTAGTGCCGCCGCCTACTTGTTGCCGCATAACTACAGTTCCTGTTATGGCAGTGGCAGTGTTTACTGCTATTAGTATCTGGTTGCTAGTGCTGGGAGTGCTGCCGTCTGTTGTAAGGTTTGTAAGTGAGTTACTGCTAGTAGAAATTCCTAACTTTACTAACCCTTTGTAGGTTGCATCTGCCCATGCGCCTGCAGTAGCTCCAGCATTAACTGTTAAAACCTGTCCTGCAGAACCTAAAGTGGCAGGTATGTTAACCCCAATATCAACGCCATCTACAGTACCGGAAACTCCTAAGTTACCCTCTATGGTAGCCCCACCAGCTGTAGTAGATATTTTTGTACTGTTGTCGTGGTTTAACACAACGCTGCCGTCTTTGGTAGCTGACAACATGGTTTCTGCACCGTTTGCAGACTTTACAGCGAAGTCATCGTTAGTTTGAATTGTAAAGTTGCCTGTGCCATTTATCATAGAAGCCGCACCTGTATGCGACACTATGAACGTATTACCTTGTCCAAAACGAGCTTCCTGAGAGGTAAATTCTATATTGTTTCCGTTGCAATCCAACGTACCGCCTAATTGCGGAGATGTGTCTGCAGCAACCGAACCAATACCTCCCAAAGCCGTGAGGGCCGCACTGGCCGTACTAGCGCCTGTACCTCCATCGGCAATAGCTAAATCTGTTATGCTTGATATAGTCCCCCCGTTAATTGTAGGGGCGGTTAACGTTTTGTTTGTTAATGTTTCCGTACCAGCAATAGTAGCCAAAGTACCTGTAGTTGGAAGGGTTACATTTGTTGTTCCAGTGGTAGTAAAAGTTAGAGCATTGGCTCCAGAAGTAGAAAGATTGCCTGCAAGCGATAACGTACTACCACCAATAGACAACGAAGTAACGTTGGTAACGGCCTCAATTACATTCGTACCGTCGCAAAACAATAAGGAAGATTTTGTTGCTGGTATCGCAACTCCAGTTCCTGAAGCTGTTTTTAATGTAATTGTCTGCGCGGTAAGGTTCTGCATAATATACATCTTACTGGCTGCGGGACATATAACTGTACCTGCACCACTAAGTGACGTGCTCGTGTCTGTAAGTGTGAGCATAGCTGAACGAGAAGACGCAGAGGTGCCATCGGCTACAGATAATGTTGCTGAATTTGTAGACCAAGTATTGATTACAGAACGCCCCGCAACGGCTTCTTCTATCATAGAAGTAATATTATCGTTTACGGCGTCACCCCAATTACCCGTTAACTCCCCTTGAACAGGTAGGGCCAGTTTTAATATAGGTGTAAATTGCGTTGCCATTGTAACCTCATTTAATTTATAGGTAGCCAGTTAGGGTCAGGTGGCGTTTGTGAATCATCTATCTCTTGCCAAGATAACGTTTGGCCCACTGCCCCACTAGCTGCAAGTCCTGTTACAGCAACAGGAGCATTTATCCTAACAGTAACCTCACCTGTCTTGCTAAAGGCTACTACAGGTGTTGGAATAATTCTAGTGTTTATGTTAACAGTGACCGTTCCTAATGGAGCATCTGCAACCACACCTGCAGGTAATACTAACGCGGTGCCCGAAGCGTCTACGTCACCTACGGCCCCATTTGTAACTACACCTGTAAGAATTACTCTAGCAACTCCTGTGGCAGTCGGTAAACCTATATGTCCATCTGCGGCTACGCCAGCAGGAAGCACTATAGCCGCACCTGAAGCGTCTACATCACCTACGACCCCATTTGCAGCTACACCTGCAGGAAACACAACAGAAGAACCAACAGCACTAGCAGTTCCTATTTCTCCAATTGCAGCCACGCCTGCAGGAGACACAATTACATCTCCAGTAACAGATACCGTACCTATAGCTCCAACAGCAACTGCAGGTTGCGCAACGATTAACGGATCGTTTAGTGCGGCTATGGGTGACGCTGCTAATGGAGAAAAACCAAGCATTTATCTACGCTACTTTCTAATTTGCTGCTGGCTTAGTAGGCCAATCAGTGTCTTTTAGATTAGGCCAGTTGGCATGACTCGGAAGATCACGTAGAGCTTTCCTGTAGGTAGCCCATGTCGAAGC